TATATGAGTGAAAAAACAAAGAGCTGGTTTAAAGCAGCAGGAGTTAGGGCGATCAAAACCACAGCCCAGGCAGCGGTGGCGCTACTTCCTGCATCCGCGACGATTGCAGCCGTTGACTGGAAAGTGGTTGTCGGTACGGCGGCACTGGCCGGAGTAGCTTCTGTGCTGACTTCTTTTGCAGGATTGCCGGAAGTAAAGGAACTGTAAAAAGTGTTATCAGAAACAAGAAAAATGTTATCAGAAACGGAGGAAAACTAATATGAGAGACATTGCAGCATTACACCCAAGGTTACAGGCGAAAGCAGCACTTTTGAAAGAACAATGCAAAAAGCAGGGAATTTCCATCTTGTTTAGTGAGTGCCTGCGGACAAGAGCAGAACAGGATGCCTTATATGCTCAGGGGCGAACGGTTCCTGGAAATATTATCACCAATGCGAAAGGCAGTACATACAGCTCCCAGCACCAGTGGGGAATCGCCATTGATTTTTATCTGGATATGGATGTCAATGGAGACGGGAATAAGAAAGATGATGCCTTTAACAATTCTACACAGCTTTTTGAGCAAGTTGGCAGTATTGCAAAATCCATCGGCCTGGGCTGGGGCGGCGACTGGACAAGAATCAAAGACCGGCCCCATCTGTACCTGCCAGACTGGGGCAGCACTACCACAAAATTAAAACAGCTCTATGGCAGCCCTGAAAGATTTATGGCCACCTGGGAATCAAATATCACATCAAATTCCACAGACAGTCCAAACCATATCACGTCAAATTCCAACAGTAACAATTCCCCATCCTATGGACAACAACAATTTATTCGAGATGTGCAATCCTGTACTGGTTCTAAGATAGACGGCATTGCTGGACAAGAAACCATTGGAAATACAGTAACAGTATCAGCCGTGAAAAACCGAAAACATCCAGTTATTGTCCCTATTCAGAAGCGTTTCAATGCCCTGCACTATAATTGCGGCACAGTGGATGGTATCGCCGGGCCAAAATTTACAGCCGCAGTCAACGCCTACCAGAAAAAAGTTCTGGGTTATAAGAACCTGGATGGAGAAATCACTGCCAGAAAGAAAATGTGGAAATCCCTGCTGGGTATGATATAATAAACAGATGAAGTTTATTATATGTTTAGTTCAGTGGTGGCAAATGCCACCAATTTGCCACCGATTTAAAGATATTCATGGTGAATTGAGAAATGATAATATATTGAACTTGCTTATATTAAAGGAATTTCGGGTGTCACAGTGGTATTGGAGAGCATAATTAATTATTATTTCCGCAGACGGTGCATGTTGAGACGGTATGTAAGTTAAGTCTTGTAAAATAAGGATTTGCTTATGCTTATAAGTGGTAAAAATAGTTATTTGCCACCAATTTGCCACCGTAATTTTTAAAATTACATGAAGTATAGGGAACAGGGCTGAAACCATTGAACTTGGAATGGCCCTGTATTTCCTTAAGAGGTTTTCAAAGCGACAGCTTGTTCAAATAGGTCAACAGATTCAGAAGCCATTTTTTTTGTGTCATGTACATAAGTCTGTAGAGTGGTTTGGATGTTACTGTGTCCAAGACGTGTTTGAACATCTTTTATATTTGCCCCAGATTCAATCAGAATCGTTGCGTGGGTGTGCCGCAAGGAGTGATAATCAAAAGCAAGCATTAGTTCTTTGTGGATGACACGAGAACAGTATTTGAAGGAATCGGTTGAGGTATATTCTCCATTTTCAGCAATGCACACCATATGGACGCGCGGCAGATCGGAGCACACACATTTTTGGACAGGTATGATACGAGATATTTCAGCGCCCTTTTCATCCAGTTCTTTTTTAAGGACATGGATGGTATAAAACTCACTATACTTCAACTCATTTTTCTTTTGGGTAATGTGTTCTGCTTTTAAAGCCTTATATAGTGTTTCACCAAATGGAATTGTTCTTTCGGAAGATGGGGTTTTGGTGCTGGTGAAATACCAAGAGGATTTTAATTCTTTTTTTCCGTGTGTGTCCATAGCTTTACGCACATCAGAACCAAAGTTGCGTTTTACGATTTGTTTAGAGACTGTGATTGTACGATTTTCCAGGTCAATATCATCCCATGTAAGCGCAAAGGCTTCTGAGATACGCAGTCCTGTGTAGAAACCAATCATTAGTGGAATATGAAATCTGGAGCCAGCAGGAAAGCAGTTGATGATTTGTTGCCATTCATCCAGAGTGAGGATAATGCGCTCTCTGGGTTTCTTTTCAATTTTGGGAATTTTTACATAGCGCATTGGACTATCTGTGATGTAATGGAGTGGTTCTACAGCATAATTCATGGCAGCTCCAAGTACAGATAATATCCCTTTCAAGTGGCTTTTAGAAAAGCCATTCATCTTCAGATCATTTGCATACTCCTGCAGTACGGCAGGAGTGAGTGCTTTCAGGCGATAATGGCCAAAACGAGGCTTTAAGTGTCCTTCCATAATCCGCAAATATCCAATTTGGGTATTGTATTTCAAGTTTGGTTTGCAGTAAAGATCATACCATTGATCAAGATAGTCTGCTACCGTGATTTCTGACGGCTCAAAAATTTGTCCGGCGCGATTATACTCAGTGATCGCTTTAGCAAGGGCAGCTTCCGCCTCTTTTTTGGTATGAAAACCTCCCTTTTCTTTTTTCTGGCGTTTCCCATTAACAGTTCCAAGATCAAAATAGTAAGACCAGGTATTCCCTCTTTTTCTTACAGAACCTTTCATGTGCATTTCCTCCTATCTCAAAAAAGTATAAAAATAACAGCTAGCAGAACGGGAGTTCCGCTTGCAAGCTGTCTCCAGAATATGATACAATATTTATGAGTTGTAGGTATCATATTCTGGGTATCTATGAAAAACCGTTCCTGTTAGCGCAGGGGCGGTTTTAGCGCTATTTTATTTATCGCCCCTACAGAAGCAGGAGCGATTTTTACCTTTATTTAACTTTCACAACACACATTGCTTTGCATCCACTTTTCATTTTTACAGTGATTTTTGCTGTACCTTTCTTCTTTGCTGTAACTTTTCCTTTTTTATTTATAGTTGCAACTTTTTTGTTGCTGGAAGTGAATTTTGAAATTTTATCTCCGTATGTATAACTTTTTAAACTAAGTGTGAAAGATTTTCCAATTTTCAAAGTTTTCTTTTTGGTAGAAAGAGTAATCTTGGCTTTTAACTTTTTAGCCTTTTTAATTTCTACAGTATGACACACATAACATTCTCTTTCTGCTTTTCCAGCCTTTAATGCTGTTGGGCTGATTATATTATACCAAGATGACCAATCGTGTAATTTAGAACTGCGTGAAATTGTTTTATATTCATATTTATAACAATCAAAACACTCTCTGTATTTCGTTCCATTATTTAAACAATTGGCTTCTTCTTTTGTGTACCATTTACCCCATCTATGCACTCCAGTTTTAGGTATTTTTCTTCTCTCGTCATCATAGCATTTTTTACATGTGCGTTCTTCATATCCATCGTCTACACAAGTAGGTTCTTCCCAAGTTTGCCATTCTCCCCATTCGTGCCCAGTTGATGGAATATTTCTATGTTCTTCGGCATAACATTTTTCACATTCTCTTGTTTCATATCCGTCATATATACACTCTGGTTCTTCATCAATGTACCATTCTCCCCAATTATGAAAGCAAACTGCTTGAACTTCCATTAATGGAATGAGTTCTGTGCTTATAGCAAAAATCACTATTGTTATAATAATTCTTTTGACTTTTTTCATAAATTCTCCTCTTTTCTTTATATTTTTATTAAAACGCCAAAGCGGACTAATCAGTAAATTATTATCTAGGACCATACGTTAATTTAATAGTATATGGTTCGGGCATCTCAAAAATTCCCCATTTAGTATGTAAATATTCTTTAGAAGGATCAAGTTGAACAGGAGTGGGAGTTGAGTTTTCTATGTTTGGAGATGAGGGACAGGGAAAAGGATCCGCTTCTGTATAAGACAATTCTCCCAGTCCGAGGTTTCGACGGATTATTTGAGATTCTCGGTATTGTTCAGCAGAAGGTATTTTGGTAAATTCGACTGTTTTATCAAAGTTTTTTTGTACCACTTCCTCTATCTCTTCTAAAGTAACATGGAAAAATTCTCTTCTTGTATTTACCATATTGACTTTTTTATTATCGAATGCCCTATGAAGTGCTGCTTCCAGTGCTGGTGCATCATCACTAAATATCATGGCATGAATGTCAAAACGGAATGGAACAGAAGCATCACCAAGCTCATCCACTCGATCTGTTGGGTCTAATCGTCTAGTCATACCTATTTTATAAATATCTTTTCCAAAGGAACCTATGTTAGAGATGATATATACATATCCAGCGCGTTGATTTGCCTCGCGATAATCAATTTGTCGAAGTTCTTCTTCTATAGATGAAATCTGTTGTTGTATTTCTGAACGCCGTTCCTCAAGCATGGCAAGTTCTGTGCCGCTGGCGTGCTGCATTTGAGTTTCAATCCTGCGAAGAGCATTTTTGTAATGGCTGCGTTCTTTTTCGCTAGTTTTTCTTGCTTCTTCAATTTCCCGTTGAAGTTTTTGAGTTTCTTTTTGTTCTTCCCGTATTCTTTTGGCCTCTTCCTTTTCTTCTTGTTTTTTCATAGAGTATTCATAACAGAGATTCATTTCCTGAAGCTTCAAGTCCAAATAAGAGGGAGATATGGAGATATTCATTTTAGAATTTAATTTATTCAAATCCTCACAGGATTTGATAATTCGTTTTCTTATGGATTCTACATTATTAAATTTTACTTTGTCTATGATGGCTTCACATTCATTATTAAATGCACGAAGTATTTGTTTTACATTGTCGGCTACTAATTTTTTTCCTTGTGCCAAACTGTTATTATAAGTAAAATTAGTTGGAAAATATGCAGCAGAATTGTTTTTGATTAGATTTTTTTGTTTTTCACGCACTACAGCAAGTTTATCTTTGTACGCTTGTGAGTTCATTAAATTATAGACAGGTGTATATAATCCAAAATCCTGATAGAGTGCCTCGTCATCTAAGATCACCAGTGCATTACGTTTTTGCATAATTTGTGCATCTAAGGAAGAAATTTCGCGTTTGCGAATCTCACAATCCTGTTTGATTTTTTCAAGCTCATTGATAACATTCTGCTTTGCAAAATTAAGCTGTTGAATTTCATTTCTGAGATTGATAGAATTTTGCATTTCAGGTGTCATGAGTGACCTTAAGTATCGGTTTTCTTCTGCAAGGCGTTCTGCTTCATTTTTAAACTGAGATGCCTTAAATACATCAGTAATACCCATATAAATGCTCTCCTCTCATTTGTATTCATTTTATCTTTTTAACTAATGTTAATTTATGTTTTCTTTTGTGTTGACTTAATTACTTGATCAATTTTATCTTTTTATAATAATTATTATTACATCCCCACCGCCTGCAATATTATCTTTTGTCCCAAATAGAAGGGTATATTACATTGCCCTTTATCCTACCATTGAATTAAGTTTTGATTTATGGTGTTTTGTTAATAGATATTCGGCCTGGTCAGCAAGCTCATTTCGTCCAATATCGTCCATTTTATCATAGCAGTTTATTATTTTACTTAATATTGGTTCTGAATTTACATCTATAAGGTTTTTGGTTGCACCAGAATATTTTTTTTCATCCCAGCCCATTAAATAGCAGGGTGAAGTTTTTAAGATTTCTGCTATTTGTTCTATTTTGTCAGAAGGGATATTAGTTACAATATTAGTTTCGTATTTATATAAAGTTTGTTTGCTAATACCTACTTTTTGGGCTAACTCTACTTGTGAAATGGCTAAATTTGTTCTTAATTTTCTTATTCTATCACCTACTGTCATGTACTTAAATCTCCTGCGTGTTATTGATTTATATTTTAACACAAAAATGTTATAAGTCAAGAAAAAAATAACTTGACAAGTTACAAAAGTGTGATATACTAAATAGTAACTTATAAAGTTACAAAATACTTTAGAAGGGAGGTAATATTGTGATTGATACAGATAAGCTTCGTGGGATTATTGCAGAAAACAAGAAAACTCAATCAGATATAGCCAAAATGATTGGAGTTACTCCAAAGACATTTTATCTCCGTATGCAAAAAGGTGTTTTTGGAAGTGATGAAATTCAGATTATGATTGATAATTTGCATATTGAAAATCCTATGGATATTTTTTTTGCTGGAAAGGTAACTTAAAATGTTACTATTATCATTCAGCCAGTATGAGCATTAGAGAGGGGGCAATATACAGTGGGAACATTTTTCCGAAAAGGGAGAAAAATTATGGACATGCCAGAAACTAGCGTGTCAAAAGTGTTGATTTTCATGGCAGGGATGGAGGCGGAACATATTATTGCTAATAAGAATGAAATCAGACAGCCCCGCAAGCCACCAAGACAGACAGTATGAAAGAAGGTGATGAAATGGCAATCACGATTGTTGAAACTGCTGGCGAAAACACAGAGCATTATATGAGTGCAGAAATTATCTTGCAAAGAGAAGTGGTAAGGAAGACTTGTCAGTCTGTAATAGATGTAATGAAAAATGAACTCCCAGAGGAAGCCCATACGGTAGAAGTGTTTGAGTATATTTTGCAAGAAAGCGGAAGTATGCTGAGAAATGCGCCTTTAAAGCTATAACAGCCTTCTGTTTATGTCTTGCAGTGTGTTGGAAATGATTTTAAGTTCATTGCCGGAAGAGGATGCATTTGTTTGTATTAAATCAGAAAACGATGACAAACTTATGCAGTAAATTTCTGAATATTTTTTTCGGTTACTTTCATATGAGATTCTGAAATTGATAGATTGGCTTCCAGAAGAGAACAAAGGGAACTGCTTGAGGGCGCATTTGAATGATTGGCCAGGGGCAATTGAGCAGCCTGCCATATGTGAAAAAGGAATTAATTTTTCTACATATGAAAAAGAGCTTAAATCGGTATCACATTCTAAAGAAGTGATCAAAGCATTGCTTTTACCAAAATTTTTTAAAATCAAATAAAATGTTATGCTTTGGCAGTTTGTAGTGTCACCATAAACAGATAAATATGCCCGAGATTCATTTTCAAGCATTAGATGATTTTGTCTAATTGTTACTATTAAAATTACAACTGAAATGAGTGCGAGCAGGAAGGATGAGATTCCTAAACAGATATTGACAATTATAGATATATCCATATTTTTTCTCCATTCGTATGTACTCGGCTGTTGCAGCAGCCTATAAGTGCATTATAAGAGGAAAAATGCGGAAAAGCAATAAAAATTTCAGGATGGATGGCTTGCAGGGCGAAACAGTTGTGTAAGCCATCTAAAAGGAGAATATAAGCAAGGAGAGGTTATATGGATTTTAGTAAAAAATTAAGAAAGGCTATGGAAGAGTTGGGCATAACACAAACACAAGTTGTTTGTATGACAGGACTGGCGAAAAGCTGCATCAGTCAATACCTGTCTGGCAAAAATGTGCCAACTGAGGAAAGAATGCAAGAAATGGCATCATCCTTGGGTCTTAGAGCAGATTATTTCAGCGACGAAAGATTTAATTATGCCGCACTCAAGAAAGCAAAAATTCCAAGATTATTGCCAATGGATGCCGCAAGGGTGATGGGAATGAGTTATGATTCCGTTGCCAGTGGCCTGCAGCAAGGAGTATTTCCCTGGGGATATGGGATAGTGACAAGTGAAGATCCCAAAACGGGGAAAAAGCGCTGGACATATTTTATCAACGCGAAACGTTTTGCAGAAGTAGAAGGGATTGACATTTAAGGGGCAGTTCATGAAAAATTTAGATCAGAAAATTGAAAAGATCAAAGCAGAGCAGGCAGAGCTTGATCGCAGAACAAACGTGGAGGAAGAAGCTTTGATGTTGATTGACCAGTGCAGGCTTGAAAAGGTCATAAAGCTGCTGGATGCCCTTGACAGTGAAGAAAAACAGCAGTAAGCAGCGTACAAAAAGCGGCAGATTGTTTCAGAATAGAAAGGAGCAGAAAGTATGAATGAAAAGAAGATTGAGAAGCTTTATAAACTTCTGGAAAGAACAGAGAAAGAAAAGGATGCAGAAACCGCGGCAGCGCTGCGGTGGGCGATTTTTACATTGGAGCAGACTGCATCATAAGATAAGAGGGAGACAAAGAGATGTATGAAATTGTACCAGACAATTATGACGCGTTTGAAGAGTTGGAAGCAGAGCAGGAACGCTGCCGGCGGATGCGCAGACGGCTTGCATATGCCTATGGAGACTACGACCAGGAAGTGGAAGAGACAGACGAAATGTAAGGACTGTTTTGTGAGTTGGAAGTTAGATAAAAATAGGTACCTGTTAGAAAAGAGCATTGATCGGAGGGTGAAACGAAAATGGAAGGAAAAACAATGGTAGAGATTGATGGATTAAAGATGGAGGTTGACCTGCGTACAGCAAGGAGAATTGATACCTTTGCGGTTGGGGACAACGTGAAAGTACTGTGTAAGGATTATAACGGCCAGTACCTGGTAAAGCCAGGCATTATCACAGATTTTGCAAATTTTAAGGACAAGCCCACCATTGTGGTGGCCGTGTTCTATGAAGGGGTCTGGGGATGTCCGCCCAGCATTGAATTTATCCATCTCTATGAGGGGATGGAGGAAAAATATCAGATGGTGCGTGCGGATGACGAAGAGCTGCAGCTGTCGAAAGATGGCGTCATTGAGCGGTTTGAGCGGGAGATTCAAAAAAAGCGCAATGAGGCGCAGGACTTACAGAACCAGCTTACATATTTCAAGAAGCATTTTTTGAAAACCAGGAAAGAAGTGGAGAGATAGGAGAGATGGCGAAGATCATTGCGGTAATGGGGGAGTCGGGATCAGGGAAAACTACATCTATGCAGCACCTTGACCCAGAGACTACATACTATATTGACTGCGACAAAAAAGGACTGAGCTGGAGGGGATGGAGAAACCAGTATCAAACAGGCGTGAATTATATTGCTAATGATATGCCAACGATTGTAAAGAATCTGCTTGTGTGGTTGAATGGGAAACGCCTCCAGGATGAAAAAACAAAGCGGATTGATACAAGCGGGCTGAAATTTAAGACGGTGGTCATAGATACCCTCAATGGGCTCATGGTTGCTGAGGAGATGCGCAATGTAAAAGTCAACGGGTATGGGAAATGGACAGACCTGGCCGCCTACATTTATGAAATCATTGACTATGCCTTGACGATGCGCAATGACCTTACAGTGGTCTTTGTCGGGCATTCGGAAACCATTTCAGATGACAATGGGATGGTATTCACAAGGCTTAAAACAAACGGGAGAAAGCTGGATAAGATTGTGGTGGAAAGCAAATTTACCACCGTGCTGCTGGCAGAATGCAAGGATGGAAGATATGTTTTTCATACCCATGCAAACCATTCCACAGCAAAGACGCCGCTTGGGGCATTTGAGGAGCATGAGATTGAGAATGACATTGTAAAAGTAATGAAAGCATTGGAGGAATTTTAGATGAAAAAATTAGAAGGGTATGAAAAGGCACAAGCATACAGTAATACAGAGCGGCTTCCGGTTGGCGGCTATGTGTTGAAAATTCTTGATGCAGTAGAGCAAGATAATTCAGAAAAAGGATGGAACAACCAGCTTATCTTATCTTTTGACATTGTAGAAGGAGAACACAAAGATTTCTTTGCGGCCAATTACAAAGCACAGACAGAGGAAGACCGCAAGTGGAAAGGTACATATCGGCTGCGTGTCCCAAAAGACGATGGCAGCGAGCAGGACAACTGGACAATGCGGCGGTTCAAGACAGTTATGGGAGCGTTTGAAGATTCCAACAGCGGCTATCACTGGAATTGGGACGAGCAGACATTAAAAGGGAAACTGATTGGAGCCCTGTTTAACAATAAAGAATACGAGTTTAACGACAGACATGGATTTTATACGAACTGCCATTCACTTGTAACCGTAGAAAAAATCCGCTCTGGGGAGTTTGAGATTCCGCCAGATACCTTATTGAAAAAGGAGAAGAAGCAGGAGAACGGATATGGAAAAGCGGATGCGGACGGCTTTATGACGATTCCAGACGGAATTGATGAAGAATTACCGTTCAATTAGGAGCTGGTATGACACCATTTGAATTAAAATCTTCTCTGGAATCTATGACCTTGCTTGTGGATTCGAGGGAACAGCCAACAGAAAATTTAAAAAAGCGGATGGAACAGGCAGGGTTGCCGTATGAGCGACGCAAGCTAGATTTCGGGGATTATTCCTGCCAATGCATATTGCCGGACAGGAATATCCTTGATTTTTCCCAAAGGGTAGTTATTGAGCGGAAAATGAATCTGGACGAACTGTGCCTTTGCTTCGGGAAAGAACGCAGGCGGTTTGAACAGGAGTTTGAACGGGCGAAAGCTGCCAAATGCCGGATTTACTTGTTAGTGGAAAATGGTACATGGGAACATGCTTATAATGGTAAATTTAGGAGTAGGTACAATCCCAAAGCCCTGATAGCAAGTATTGACGCATATCGGGCAAGGTATGGGATGCAGCTTGATTTCTGCAAGGCTGAAACTACTGGGAACCTTATACGGGATATCCTGTACCGAGAACTGAAAGAGGTTTTGGAAAATGAATATTAAATAGAGGAACAAAAATGGCAGGAAGAGGAAACAAAGTCAATCTTGACTACTTTGAACTCGATTGCCACATGGACGAGAAGGTAAGAATGGTACAAGCAGAGTATGGACTGAAAGGCTTTGCAGTTTTCGTCAAACTACTCCAAGAGATATATGGGGAGAATGGTTATTACTGTGAATGGACTCAAGATCGGGAACTTTTATTTGCGTCAGAAAATGGTTTGAATAACGGTTCCATACAACTTTTACGTGATATAGTGTCTGCTTGTATCAAAAGGAACATTTTTTCAGAGAGGCTTTTTCAAAAGTATGGTATTCTTACGTCCTCTGGGGTGCAAAAGCAATACCTGAAAGCTACAGTCAAGCGGGAAGCTGTTGAACTGAAAAAAGAGTACCTTTTAATAAGTATACCTGAAAATAGGTCTAATGTGGTAATAAATGCAATTTCTGACGGAATAAATACAATTTCTGACAGAACAAATACACAAAGTAGAGAAGAGAAAAAAAGAGAAAAGAAGAAAAAAGTAATTACTACGGAAACTTGCCCAAAGTCTGAACTGGAAATTACAGATATTCAAATACCGCTGAATGATAATTCATTTTATAAAGTCCGATCTGAAAAAATAGTGGAATGGAAAAAAGCATTTCCAGCCGTTGATATTAAATATCAGTTGGAAAGAATGGTTGTATGGAGCAATGCAAATCCAAAACGCAGAAAGACAAGGCGGGGTATAGAAAGATTTATCGTAAATTGGTTAGCTAATGACCAGGACAAAGGCGGAACTTATTATTCTGGAAATAAAAAAGATTCATCTATACAAAATAAGAAGTCAGAATCAAAACAGGACCCAGAATTAGAAGAAGAACTGGTTGGAGAGGACGAAATTTGGTGGAAATATGGGCCAAATGGATGGGAGGATTAAGCTATGTATGAATTCAAAGAGCGTGATGCTTTTGAGTTTGCGAGTTTTGTTCATGCGCAGGTACATGAAAGACATGGAGAACTTTTTTTCAAGTTGTGTCCATACTGCAATCCAAAACCTACCAGGGATAATCTCAATTCTTTTTCAATCAATCTAAAAACGGGACAGTTTAAGTGTTTACGTGCATCCTGTGGAATTACTGGAAATATGATAACGATTTCCAAGGATTTTGATTTTTCCCTTGGAAGTGAAGCGGATGAATATTACTGCCCCAGACGGCAGTTCCGTAAAATAAAGACACCCGAAAAGCCTATTGAACCGAAACCAGAGGCAATCCAATATTTGAATGGCCGCGGCATCTCTGAAAAAATTATTAGAAAATATCAGATTACCATTCAGACCGAGCATCCAAATGTACTGGTATTTCCATTCCTGGATGCTGTTGGGAAAATGCAGTTTGTCAAATACCGTAAGACAGATTTTGACAGAGAAAAAGACAAAAACAAAGAATGGTGCGAGGCGAACTGCAAACCCATCCTGTTTGGAATGGCGCAGTGTAAAGATTTTGGAAAACTGGTAGTAACAGAGGGGCAGATCGACAGTCTTTCTGTGGCAGAAGCCGGAATAGCCAATGCTGTGTCAGTCCCAAACGGGGCAAAAGGATTTACCTGGGTTCCCTACTGCTGGGACTGGATCAACAGATTTCAGGAAGTAGTTGTTTTTGGGGATTACGAGAAAGGCCAGATTACTCTGCTGGAGGAATTATCTTCACGATTGAAATGCACTGTAAAACATGTCAGGGAGGAAGATTACAAGGGGTGTAAGGATGCAAATGAAATATTACAAAAGCATGGCGTAGAACAAATAAAAAAGTGTGTGAAACATGCAATCGTGACGCCGATTGGAGGCGTAATTGATCTTTCAGAGGTGGAGCATGTGGATATTTTTAAACTTCCCAAGCTTCAGACAGGAATCACACAGTTAGATCGTTTACTTTATGGCGGTTTCCCATTTGGTGGTGTGGTTCTAGTGTCAGGGAAACCAGGAGAGGGAAAATCCACATTGGCAAGCCAGATGTTAGTAAATGCAATCCACCAAGGGCATAAATGTTTTGCATACAGCGGCGAACTTCCGAATTACCTTTTTCGCTCCTGGATAGATTTCCAGATCGCTGGTAATTCCCATATCACAGAGTATCAAAACAAGTGGGGAGACAGGAATTATAAGGTATCTGATACAAACCGGAAAATGATAGCCGAGTGGTACCATGAAAAATGTTTCCTGTATGATAACAGGATTGTGGATGATGATGAGACTAGGAGCCTGCTTAGTCTGACAAAGAATGTCATCATGCAGTATGGCGTAGATGTCATACTGTTGGACAACCTGATGACAGCGTTGGATTTAGAACCAGGAAAGGCGTTTGACAAATATGATAGGCAAAGTCTTTTTGTTAAAAAGCTTGCACGAATGGCACTTAAATACAATGTGTTAATCCTTCTGGTGGCGCATAAAAGAAAAAACAATTTTTCTACAAATGAGAATGATGAAATCAGCGGCAGTGGAGATATATCAAACCTGGCCACCATTACAATTGCCTATGAAAAAGACAAGGAACTGCTGCCAGGGCAAAGGCGTTTGAAGGTGTCAAAGAATCGCTTGTTTGGAAGGGTCAAAACAGAGGGATATGTGGTAGAGTATGATGAAAAATCAAAGCGGATCTATGGTGCAAAAGGTGAGTTAGGGGTGGATTATGGATGGGATAAGGAAATGGATGGATTTATGCAAATGGATATGGAAGAAGATTGTCCGTTTCAGTAAAAGAAAGATATATATGTCAAAGAGAAATGGATAGAATGGATGGGAGAACAGAACGGATTCACAGGAAACTATGTAGATTAGAAGAAAAGAGTTAGAGAGCATCATGCAGGAAAAAATAGAGGAAATGCATAAAGATATGACGTATATTCAGAATACAATCTGGAATATATACAAGACATTCTTAGAGAATCAGAATAAGGAAGAGTACAACAGGAAAATGGTGCAGCTTATGGAAGAATATCAGAAAAAAGGGAAGAGATGGTTATTTCAATTCTGCAAAGTCCAATTTATATGCTGGGAAGATGTCATTTATGAGTTTGCAAAGGAATTTAAAAACAGTAAGTAATGGAGTGATTACATGAACAGGGACTGCCACACCTGCCTATGCCGGATATGCCTAGTGGTGTGCTGTGATCGGAAGAACTGTACAGGAAAGAAAAAATCCTGCGAGAATTATAGCGGTTTTAGGCAGTTAAGCATTTTTGAGCAACCACTCGCACAGCAATGCCATTCAGTTTCCAGGCACTCATGGCAGTATTACGGTATCAGCAAAGAGCGGTACAGGCAGCTTACAGAGTACATACGGTCTGGCAGATATGACTCTCTCGCTTCACAGGCGGCTCATACAGCCAACAAAGACATAGCAGAGTATATTTTACTAAGCGTCACACAAAATAAGTCCTATGATGCTTTGAGAGTGAAATGGGAGCTGAAAGAAATGGAGCGGATTCCGTACTGTAGGACGGATTTCTATGGGATTAGAAGATATTTTTACAGTTTGTTTGATAAGGAGTTAAGGAGGATAGGGAAGTGAAAAATTGCAATGAATGTGTGTTTGGTATACATTGGGGATTTGATAAGGGAGGGATGCCCACAATACAGAAATGTCATGCAAAAGATATGAGCAATAAAGAGTCTGCTGAAATGATTAAATCAAAGGAAGAATGCGAGATGTATGCAGAAGGGCACGAATTATACAAAATATATAAAAATGGAGAATTTAACAACCTTACTGCTTCGAAAAAGCATATGATTGACAAAAAAGATTTTTCAGAACATCCAACAGCAATATGCGACCACATAAGATTTGGAATGAAAGCGTGTTATAGAGGGGAAGGACAATATTGTTATTGCAGGTTAGATTGCACATCAAAGACAGAATTGGATGGCAGTGGAAGAAGCCCCGATACAGAGAAAGTAATGAGAATGATTTTAAACAATTAAAATGGTACAACTCCCCCTCAAATCTCCTGTAAAATAGAATTATGGGATTTAGGGGGATTGTGGAGGGAAAGGGAAATATGAAATATCCAGCGATTGAAAAATACATGATTATTCACAATTTGAGTTTGCGAGAATTTTCAAGAAAATGTGGTGTGCCATCTTCTGTCATGTGCCGATTTTTGCAGGGAAAAACGGATATTCGGAAGTCGAGCATAGATAAAATATTAATTGAAACGAGAATGAGCTATGAAACTTGTTTCAAAGAGGAATGATAACAGTGGGCGGTGTAACATGGATAAACTAACTCCAAAGCAGAAAGCATTTGCGGACAATTACATAGAGAATGGCGGAAATGCTACTGCGGCAGCTGTTAGTGCAGGATATTCCAAAAGAAGCGCACAGCAAATGGGAGCTGAAAACCTGTTAAAACCTGTTATTTTGGGGTACATAGCAGAACGCCAAAAGGAATATGATTC